AATCTCATCCAGTTCTTGTTGATACCCTAGAAAAGATGATAAAGGAAAACTTAACATGAATTTTTGGAGTCTTCAAAAAGAAGGTAAGATTGATGGAAAATTTTTCTGCAATTTATACAAATGTTGCAAGGAAATAAACATACAGGATTTAAAAAATGGAACTCGTAAAAACACTTACGAAGCAATGCAGAGTTATATCAATATCGATGAAAATTCTCCTACTTTAGTAACACATGCTGGAGACTGGGGAATAAAGAAAAATCAATGTAGTATTACATCTAAAAACATATACGCTTATACTATTGAAGATGCAACTCACGGAGGAGTGTATCTTAATCTAGAAATAGATTCAGTTCTGCCAAATGTAAAAAGATGGTTCATGTCAAACATGGGTCAGCTTTTGCATGAAAAGATATACCCAGTTCCGTTGAACATCCTTAAAAAGGATTGGCAAGGAATAGATATAAATCAATTGAGACATGTCAAAAAAGAAAAACTATGCTACGCAAATTTTACAATCACTTCTCCGTACAGAATACGGGTAGCTGAGTGGGCTTGGGGTGAAAAGTATATTGATTGCCATTTCCCGAAACGGTATGCAAATCAAGACATAGAACTTAGTATGCCAATCTTAAAAGAGCAAAGACTTTCTATGCAACAATTTACAGAAGTTTTATCTTCTTATCATTTTTGTATTGCGCCAACTGGAAACGGACTCGACACGTTTAGAACTTGGGAATGCATTTTATGCAATACAGTTCCAATAGTTCAAGACAATTGGATGAATAGAGTTTTCTCAAAAATATGGCCAATGATCATAGTGCAAAGATATGAATTTACCGATGTTTACAAAAAGATAAATGAATTTCATGAGCAATATGGGAAAGTAAACTACGATTATTCTTTGCTGCTAGAAGAAAATTTTGATTTACTGCTAGATAGGATTGAATATGAAAGTAATAGGCTTAGACGGGAATACATATAAGTGGAATCCAAAATCAGGCTCAGATTCAGCCAAAAGGTCAAAACTTCATGAAAAGGCAAAAATAATTCTTGACATATGTTTTCCTTATGATAGAATTCTACAAGAGGTTTCTTTACCCGGAACAAAAACACAAGGAAGAAAAGGAACTCTTCGGGCTGATTTTTTTATTCCGAATAGGAATCTTGTTGTAGAAATACATGGACAACAACACTTTAACTTTAACAAGTTTCATTTTAAAGATAAATTATCATTCTTTCGCGCTCAGGCTAGAGACAGGGATAAGCGCGAATGGTGTAATATAAACGAAATTAAGATAATAGAATTCAATTACAACGAGAGTGAAGATGACTGGAGAAGAAAAATTAGCTGAATTTTTACAAGTCATAGAGGATTGGAAATTCTCTAAACATCTCAAGGAAGTGAAACCGCCAAAAGATGAATCTACATTGAATGCCATTCTAAATGGAAATTCCGAATGGTTAAAAATGCTGAACGATAAAGAATGTATGATGTACGCTTATGAACTTTATGTTTATGCTGAATATATTGAAACCATAAAAGCCAAAGAAAAAACAGTTTTAGAATGGGCGGATTCGTCTATTTGGTTTATAATAGGTGGAGTAATTAACCAGTACGGCAGTCAATACTCAAAGTGGCAAGAAAAGTATTACGCCGCTGTAAAAGAAAATCCACTCGCGTCAGAGATACTCAAGATTAAAAATCATGCAGAGGCTAGAGTAAGAATGCTTGATGGGAAACATGATAGATTGATGAAAATGGCGGACACTTTAAATAATTTAGCGAGGAGAAAGTATGGACAATGAACATTTAAAAAGCATAGTAGATTCTTTGTCACCGGAACAGGTTGCGGATCTTTTACAACAAATACTTAAACAACAATCGGAAAAAAATGAGAAACCTACCTATAAAAGAAATCCACAAACTAGCGAAAAAAATGACAACTCTTTTGTAATGAAGCAAGAACAAAGCAAAGTTAGAAAAACACCAGTCACAGAAGGCAGGCGTTTTAATAAGTTTAAAGACACTGGCGAACATCGTGACGAAGTAAACAAAACGCCAGAAGTTAATCTAACTGAAAGACGAAGACCAACTTTCAAACAAGTAGACCAAGTTTGTACACGTTGCAACAAAAAAGTTCAGGTTCATCCCCAACATGCTCGCGATTTTTATGTGTGTGACTCATGCCTAAGAAAGTAGAAAATAAACTAGAAGACTTAGCTTCAGAAAGAGCCGTTCTGGCAGCACTTTGCCAACACGGTCTTGATGCATATCTAGATATAGATTTTATTGATTCTAGATCATTTACAGACCCCATGAATCAATTGATATTTGATTGTATTTATAAGTCAATTTCTGAAAATACTCAAGTCGAACTATCGTCCATTCTTTCGGCAGCGAATAATCTTGGCGTTGCGGATCAAATAAACAACAAAGATGAAATAGCATTTATAAGATCTTTGTTTAATTTTCCAATACACAAATCAAATATTGGAACATACGCTACAAAAATAGCCAAGCTCAAATTGGCTAGAGATTTACTGAAAACCCTTCGAGCTTGTGAAACTGAACTTAATTCAGTGACAGGCGAAGAAGATATTATTGATATTATATCTAAAATAGAAGAGCCTCTACTTGACGCAACTAGCGATATATACCAATCATCAAGCAAAAAAACACAAACTCTTGGCGAGGGATTAGATGAATACTTAGAATATCTTTCAAATAACGTATCTGATTTTGTTGGAATATCTAGCGGTTTTCCAGCTTATGATGCTGCGATTGGCGGAGGTCTTCGTAGAAAATCTGTTGATCTTGTCGCCGCAAGACCAAAAGTAGGCAAATCAATGTTTGGTGATGCGGTCGCTTTGCATGTAGCCAGCAAGTTGAATGTACCTGTTTTAGTTCTTGATACAGAAATGTCTAAAGAAGATCATTATAATAGAATTCTCGCGAACTTGTCTGGTGTTGAAATCAATAGAATTTCTACTGGAAAGTTTACTGAAAATGAAATAGATAAAGAGAAGGTATTTAACGCTGCAAAAAAACTAAAAGAAATACCATATCATTATATTAGTATTTCTGGAGAGTCTTTCGAGAACATACTCAGTCAAACAAGAAAATGGATTTACCAGCATGTTGGATTTGATGAAAACGGAAAAACAAAAGATTGTTTGATAGTTTATGACTATCTCAAACTAATGGGATCGGAAGGCATTAGCGCTGCTATGCAAGAGTATCAAGTGCTTGGTTTTCAAATTACTAAACTGCATAACTTTACAGTCAAGTATGATGTTCCATGTTTAGCTTTTGTACAATTGAATAGAGATGGTATCACTAAAGAAAGCACAGACGCTGTTTCTGGTTCGGATCGTTTGATTTGGCTTTGTACTAGTTTTTCAATTTTTAAATTGAAATCAGATGAAGAAAAAGCAACCGATGGTGTAAACAATGGTGACAGAAAACTTGTACCAGTTGTTTCTAGACATGGCGAAGGGTTGTGTGATGGTGATTATATTAGTATGAAGATGCATGGTCGTTACGGAAGAATTGAACAGGGTTTAACGAGAAATGAAATTCACGAAAACAATAAAGTCAGACAAGAAGGTTTTGAAACAGACAACATTAACGAAGGAGAAGATCTCATCGTTATGTGATGAAGTCTTTTTGAAGATTGATGATTTATTAGAAAAGCTTGAAATTGACTATGTTAAATACCCAAATAGACTAGCGTTTCCATGTCCAGTGCATGGAGGCGATAATCCAGAGGCTTGTTGTATTTTTACTGATGGAATTAGTAATCAGGGTAATTGGGCTTGTTGGACTCATTCCTGCCATGAAGAATATGTAAATAATCTTTTTGGTTTTGTTCGGGGTTGTTTATCATACAAACAAAACAAACCAGTTTCCATGATTGAAACATCTAATTTTTTATGCGACTTTATATCGAAAGATATCGACGAATTGGAAGTTAAGCAAGTAAGAGAATCTAAGAGTCTTGATATTTTCAATAGAAAAATAACGAGAGCTACATCTAACATTTCTCGCGAAGAAATAAGAGATAGAATACAAATACCTTCTGAATATTACATTCGCAGAGGATACTCGTCTGAAATTCTTAATTTATTTGACGTTGGAGAATGTTTGACAGAAAATCAGCCAATGAGTGGTCGTGTAGTCGTTCCAATTTATGACGAGGGCTCTAACTATGTAGGATGCGTTGGAAGATCAATCAAAGAGCATATAAATCCAAAATGGCTACATAGTAAAAACTTCACTAAGAATGTTTTGTATGGAATGAATCTTGCAAAAGAATGTATATTGAAAACAAGAACGGTCGCAATTGTCGAAGGACAGGGCGATGTATGGAGGGCGTTTGAAGCTGGATTAAACTTTACTGTAGGAATATTTGGATGTAGTTTAAATGACGATCAATTGATATTACTAGAGCAAAGTGGAGCTTTAAATGCCATAATACTAACAGATCAAGACGAAGCAGGAAATAAAGCGGCAGAGCAAATAATGCATAAATGCGGTCGTAGATTTAACTATATAAGACCAAACTGGTCAACAAAAGATATTGGTGATTTAACAGTCGAACAAATTAA